TCGTCCGCTCGCGCGTCGATGGCCGAGACGTGGAAGTTTATGCAGTCGCGGAAGAAGACCGTGGCCGACAAGCTGGCGACGATGATCTACATGCTGTGGCTCGAAGAGGATGTCCACTACTTCAAGAGCGAGATGCCGATGCCGAAGGGGATGTCCCGCGTCGACTTCCAAAAACTGTTCTACGATCCGATCAAGCGCGAGGCAATTTGCTCGTGCCAGTGGATCGGCGCGTCGCGCGGCCAGATCGACGAACTGAAGGAAACGCAGGCCGCGATCATGCGAATCAAGGGTGGCCTGTCAAGCTATCAGGAAGAGTCGGCACGCCTCGGCACCGATTACCGCCGCACGTTCGCACAGCAGGCGCGCGAGCAGAAGATGATGAAGAAGCTGGGACTGACCTTCAACCAGGACGCGACGCAACCGGGCGCGAACGACGCGCAGCAGACGATGAAGGACAATAAGGCCACCGACAACAAGGAGGAAACCACCAATGAGTGACCAGGCCGCGCGCAGCGCACTTTCGCGAATGAACTTGCACGAAGTGTTCATCGCACACCACTACCAGGGACTCGCCGCCGATCTGGCGAAGATGGCAGCTACCGATCCGGCCGCCGCACGCGAGAAGTTCCTGACCGAGACGCGGCATGAATTGTGCGAGGCGTACGGCTTCACGCGACGCGAGCAATCCAAGCCGTTCGCGTTCGCCGATGGCTTCGCGATCATCCCTGTCCACGGCACGCTCATCAACCGATTCGGCGCGAGCTATGGCTACGTCACCGGCTACAACTTCATCCGCAATCAGCACAACGCGGCGATGATGGACCCGGACGTGAAGTACATCGTGCACGACCACAACTCGTACGGCGGCGAGGCGGCCGGCTGCTTTGAACTGGCCGATGAAATTTACGCGTCGCGCGGCGACAAAAAGATCATCGCCGTGGTCGATTCCAACTGCTATTCGGCGTCGATGGCGCTGGCGTCGTCGGCCGACAAAATCTTCGTCACGCCGAGTTCCGGCGTCGGCTCCATCGGTGTCGTCGCAATGCACGTCGACATGTCGAAGATGCTGTCGGATTGGGGCATCAACATCACGTTCATCCACTCGGGCGATCACAAGGTGGATGGCAACCCGTACGAAAAATTGGACCCGGCCGTGAAGAAGGACATCCAGGCCGGCGTCGACAAATCGCGCGCGAAATTCGTTTCGCTCGTGGCGCGCAACTTGGGACTAGACGAGAAGGTCGTTTATGATACCGAGGCGCGCACGTACCGAGCCGACGACGCACTGAAACTCGGCCTGGTGCATGCAATTGCAGTACCATCTGCGGCGCTGCAATCACTCATTGACGAGGAATCGGACGAAACCGACGACTCTGACGTTCAACTCTCGAAAAAGGAAACCACGATGGACCCGACGCAAGGCAACAACACCTCGGCCGCAGGCCAACCGGCAGCAACCGTTCAACCGTCCGCCGCTGCACCGGCTGCAAACGCCGGCACCGTCGACCAGGCCGCAGTGCAGAAAGCCGAGCGCGACCGCGTGCAGGGCATCCTGAACTGCGAGGAAGCCGCTGGCAAGTCGAAGATGGCGAACCACCTGGCCTTCAACACGAACATGTCGCTGGCCGACGCGAAAGCAATGCTGGCAGTGGCCGGCACGGAAGCCGCCGCACCCGCACCGCAGCAGCCGGCCGAAAGCGGCTTCGCTGCCGCCATGAGCCGCACCGGCAACCCGCAAGTCGGCGCTGACGGTTCCGTGCCCGGTCAAGCTGCGCAGGGCGGCGAGCAGACGAGCGCAGCGGCAAAGATCATGGCCGACTACGAACGCGCCAGCGGCATCAAGCTGGCCGACAAGGCATAATCCCGCCTTCCCCATCAACGCAACAAACGGAGAATTGAATCATGGCTGAAATCGAACAACGCCCGCTCGATCCGTACTCGGACCTGGCCGGCTACGCGAACGTGGGCTCGCGTCCTGGCCCGTTCCAACTGTGGATCGGCGGCGCGCCGGTCGTCACCGATGCCGCTATCGGCGAAGTCGACTTCCAGAAGTACGAACTGGCCGCGCTGACCGCGACCGGCACGCTGGCCCGCTTCGTGCCGGGCACGCACACCGCACAGCAGGCCGTCATCACCGCGCAACCCACGCTGGCCGGTCAATCCGTCCCGTACTGGAACGCCGGTAAGTTCAACCACGAAGCCGTCATCTGGCCGACTGGCACCGCCCTGGACACGTACCTGGAACGCAAGGCGTTCGTGACTGGCACGATGCTCATGGTCGGCCACCTGCTGTAAGCGTGTAGGCTCCCCGTAATCCCGAAAATAGGAACTCATAATCAAATGGACATCTTCGATCTCTACACGCTGCAACAGGTGCAGCGCCGCATCAAAACGGCACCGGCTTTCTGGCTGACCTTCTATCCCGGCCAGATCAACTTCGACGGCCGCAAGATTCTGTTCGAGAAGGTCTTCGGCGACGACCGTAAGCTCGCGCCGTTCGTCGTGCCGAACGTTGCCGGCCGCCCGCAACGCCTGGAAGGCTTCGAGGCTTACACGTTCGAGCCGGCGTACTCGAAGCAGAAGGACATCGTGGACTACACCATGCACATCGAGCGCCAGGCCGGCGAATCGCTGGGTGGTTCGCTGACCATCGAGCAGCGCCGCAACGCGGTGATCGCCGAACTGCTGCGTCGCCAGAAGGTGAAGATCAACAACACCTGGAACTGGCTGGCCGCACGCGCTGCCATCGACGGCAAGGTCGTCATCGAAGGCGAAGACTACCCGTCGCAACTGGTCGACTTCCGCCGCGATCCGAACCTGACGATCACGCTGACTGGCGGCGCGAAGTGGGACCAGACCACCGCCGATCCGCTGGCCGATCTGCGTGAAGCGCGCATCACCGCGAACGGCCTGTCGGGCGCTCGCATCTCGCGTCACATCTTCGGCGCGAACGCATGGGAACTGTTCTGCCAACGCGTCGACCTGAAAGATTTGCAGAACTCGCTGAATCGCGGCGCAGGCCAGCAGACCAGCGTTTCGCTCATCAACGACGGCTACGGCGACACCGTGGAATACATGGGTCGCATGGCCGGCCTGAACGGTCAGGGCACGATGGAATTTTGGGTCGACACGACCAAGTACATCGACCCGGAGACGGGCCTGGAAGCGTTCTACCTGGACCAGAACACCGTCGTCGGCATCTCGGACATGATGCAGGGCGTGCGCTGCTTCGGCGCGATCATGGACGCGGAAGCCGGCTTCCGTTCGCTCGACACGTTCTTCAAGAACTGGCGCGAGCAAGACCCGTCGCAGGAATACCTGCTGACGCAATCGGCGCCGCTGATGGTTCCGAAAGAGCCGAACGCGACGTTCAGCATCAAGGTCGCGTAAGCTGGCCTGCCGCAGTAAGTGAAGCACCTGGCCGGGGAAACCCGGCCTTTCATCACCACCATCACAACGGAGTTTCAAATGCCAATTCGTATCGCAACCCAAAAGATCGTCCTGCACCGCGACGGCAAGCGCGTCGTCGTCCAGGCGAAGCAGAAGTTCGATTTCACCTCGGCCGAGATGAAGGAAATCCAGGGCATCAACAAAGATGCGCTGCGTCAGCCGATCAACGAACTGGCCGACACCACGCTCGGCACGGTCGGCAGCGGCGGCATCACCAACCTGGACGACACCGACGCCAACCCGAACGCATCGACGCCGGCCCCGCTGGGTGCAGCAACGTCGCCGGAAGCTGGCGCGCCGGCCGCGAAGGTGCAGCAGAAGGCCGCAGCTAAGACCGAGAAGTCCAAAGCTGACGGCAAGGACGAAGAACTGTAATCATGGGCTTCGACTTCGCAGCGGCAAAGGCCCGCGTTCATCGCATCGTTCACGACACGCTGGCAGTGGACGCCACGTACGAGGACGACGTTGTGACCGTGCCGGTGCCGCTGCGGGTTCGATGGCACGACAAGCTGGCCGCCACTGGTGATCTGAACGGAGATGGATACCCGGTCAGTATCGACACCATCGACAGGGTGTTTTTCGACGTGGCCGAACTGGTCGTCAAGAACGTGACGATCTCTCGCGGCGGCCTCGTCAAATTCACCGCTGGATACTTCGCCGGCCTTGTCCTCGTGATCGACACCCGCGATCCCAAGTCCGACGCCGCACGCGAAATCTGGCATGCGAGTCGAGACAATGGCAGATTCAATCCTTGATGCCGTCGAATTCTTTCAACGGCTTCCCGACGTAGCTGGTAAAGCTGCGACTATGGCGATCAACCAGGTCGCCACCCGAGGCGGGCTGAAACTGGCCCGCAGCGGAATCCTCGACGAGATCGCGTTCCCGAAAGATTACCTGTCCGGTGATCGCCTTCGCGTCTCCCAAAAAGCCACCACCGCAAATCCCGAAGCAGTCATCGCGGCGCGCGAGCGTCCGACGAGTCTTGCGCGCTTCGCCGCAGCCGGCACCACGCTCGGCAGCCGCGCGCGGATCGGCGTGCGCGTCCAGGTCAAGAAGGGCAGGTCGGTCACGCTCAAGACTGCCTGGCTCGTGCGCCTGAATAGCGGGAACATCGGCCTGGCCGTGCGCGTCAAGCCGGGCCAGCAGATCGCCAACAAGACCGGCGCTACACGCTGGCTCGTACCGGATCGCGTCGCGCTGCTGTACGGCCCCTCGGTCGATCAAGTTTTCCGTTCGGTGTCCGAGAAGATCGCGGCACCTGTCGGGCGCATGGTCGGCGAGGAATTCCTTCGACAATTCACGAGACTTTCAATATGAATTCAGACCGTCCAATTCCCTATCGCCTGAAAGTGATGATGGCCCTGCAAGACCTGATCGCTGGTGCGTCAATCTCAGACGGCTACGCATTCGACCTGGCCGGCAAGGTATTCCGCAACCGCGTGCTGATCGGCGCGGAGATCACGGATAGGCCGCCCGCCGTCGCCATCGTCGAAGCGCCGCGCGCGGACATCGCAACGTTCGCGGGCGAAGAGGCCATCTTCCGCAAGGACTACTGGACGATCATGATCCAGGGGATCGCTGCGGACAATCGCAAGGACACCGAAGACGACATCTACTACCTGTGCCAAGACGTTGAGCGCCGGCTGAACCGGATGCAGGACACGAAGGCGCAAAGTGGCAACCCGCTGTACAAAGAGCACTATCTGCTGGGTGGTATGATTACGTCCGTCGAAATCGCCCCGCCAGTTATCCGTCCACCGGAGGCCGGCGTAGCGAATAACGCGTTCTTCTACCTCGCCATCCGGTTAGGCATGGCAGCGAAGATCGGCGAGTAGCGCGAGCGCTCGCAATCCCGTTTTATCACCCTCTCATTTTGGAGAATTAACTATGGCAGGCGCAGGCAAACAGTATGTGATCGGTAAGGGCAAACTGCACTTCGATCAATTCGCTACCGGCACGAAGATCGGCATCGGTGAACGCTATCTCGGCAACACGCCGGAACTCACGCAATCGCGTTCCTCGGAC